GAGTTCAGACGTGTGCTCTTCCGATCTGACCCATCAAAGAGACTGCCTCGTAGCCTGAAGCCCGTCCTCTTTGTAGAAAAATCGCTCTTCCACGAGGAAGCAGTGGTCGGATGCTATGACTCCACCTATAAATGCTGGACGATTTTAGAGCGTGGGTACAGCATCACAAGATCTATTCCAACCGAAAACGTGCGGTGTTGGATGCCGAAGCCCAAGCCGCCTAGAAAGAGGGAACCTGCAAAAGCGAACGGAGGAGCGGACAGATGAAAGTGCTTATCGCCTGTGAGGAATCACAGGAAGTATGCAAGGCATTTCGGGCAAAAGGCCACGAAGCCTACTCCTGCGATATTCAGGAGCCGTCCGGCGGACATCCCGAGTGGCATATCTTGGGCGATGCGCTCAAGGCTCTGGAGGGGGGGCGAGTCGTGACAATGGACGGCGTAACGCATGACGTTGGCAAGTGGGACTTGCTCATTGCACACCCTCCCTGTACGTACCTGAGCAACGCCGGCGCTTCTAGGCTTTACAAGATCATTGATGGAAAAAGTTACGTCGCTCTTGAACGTCTGAGCAAAGGCATGGAAGCAAAAGAATTTTTCCTCCGATTCTTGCAAAGCGGAATTTCGAAGATTGCTGTTGAAAACCCCGTGCCATCTGGCGTTTACCGCCTTCCGAGGTACACACAAATCATCCAGCCGTGGCAGTTCGGGCATCCCTTCCACAAAAAGACTTGCTTATGGTTAAAAGGTCTCCCTCCGCTAGAGCCTACAGAAATTGTCATGCCAACAATGTATTGGGTGCAAGGGCAAGGTCCGCGAGGGAAAGGCCACCCGGGAGGCCACAGATCGCAAAAAGAGCGAAGCAAGACCTTTCCCGGAATTGCAAAAGCAATGGCCGAACAGTGGGGGTAAAAAATGAAACTTGAAAAAAGAATAATCTGCTTTATCGTGTCAGCGGCATTGCTGATTGTGACGCTGTGGTTTACATCCTGTGGTGCGGCCACTGCCGAGGCAGGAGCTGAAAGAAAGCCATGCTACCATGTCAAGGTCTACTCCCCGGCAATCGAAAACGCGGGCTATGCCAGCAGAAGGAGACCGAAGTACACCATCACTGTAGACACTTTTAGCGATCTGGTTCCCACCGATACTTATAGTCGTGAAAGAGATTACCAACTTCTCCAAATTCCTCTTGGAGGTGGTCGCTTTGAGCTGGTGTCCACCTCGCTGGTTGAAATCGAATATTACTGAGGGAGGGCTGGAAAACATGAAAATCCGTTCGTTGATTTATTGGGACCCTGCGAAGAATAAACCCGGTTCCGCCGTCATTGAGATGACCGGCAAAGAAATCGTTATCCTGAACAACATCATCTGGGAAGCCGCAAAGGGGAAAGAGGGAAAATCTGGATCTCTGGATATGGCGAAATCCTTAATCTTACTGAACGCTCTTGTACAGCATGGGGGCCTTGACAGCGTGGATATTTTGGCTCTCAGCGATGTAGACGAGCGGCGCAACCGACATCAAGGAGGCGAAGAAAATGCCCAACAATAAAGCAGTTCTTTTAAGCATCCGGCCTGAGTGGTGCGAGAAGATTCTCAGCGGCGAAAAGACCGTAGAAATTCGCAAGACAAGGCCGAAGCTGGAACCTCCCTTCAAGTGCTACATATACTGCACTCTGGCCGGGAGTGACAGCCTGTTTATGGATGTCCTCAACCGGGATGTGACCGCGTGGAACCGTGGCGGATGGCCAGAAAAAAAAGGACGTGTCATTGGCGAGTTCACCTGTAAGAAAATTACCGGCCTAACCCATATTGGAGCAACGGGCAGCAGAGAGCCTGTCAAGCTATACATCGAAACGTCAGATTTGCAGTACGAAAACGCCGACGAACTGCTTCGAGCGGCTTGCCTGACCAAAGCACAGGCTGAAATGTATCTCAATGGCGGTGACGGATACGGCTGGAATATCTCTGACCCGAAAATTTACGACCGCCCGCGACTGTTGAGCAATTTCACAAGACTTCGGGCAACAAAATTTGGCTATGAACCTGTAGATATTGAGCGACCACCGCAATCCTGGTTTTATGTGGAGGACGGCAGATGAAATTAACCCTCTACGGCGACCCGCGCACCAAGAAAAACTCTGCCCGCATCCTCAAAAGCCGCTCAGGCGGGCGCTTTGTGGCCCCTAGCAAGGCTTACGTGGATTATGAGACGGACTGCCTGCGGCAAATCAAAAGGCCGCACAGCCCCATTTCTGACCGCGTGAACGTGAGGTGCGTGTACTACATAAAGACAGCCCGCCGGGTCGATCTGGCAAACCTCATCGAGGCGACCACGGACATTCTGGTGAAAGCCCGCGTGCTGGAGGACGACAACAGCCGCATCGTTGCCGCCCACGATGGCAGCCGAGTGGAGCTTGATCGGGAGAAACCCCGGGTGGAAATTGAGATTAAAGAAATGGAGGAGTAAAATGAATATTTGGATTGCTGCATTATGTTCGCTTGGCATACTTGGCGCGATCGCGATTCTTCTTGCGTTGAGTATATGCTTCATGGAATGGGTGGTTGACAACGACCACATGGAAGCTTGTTTGCTGGTTGCGATAGGCATTTACGCCGAAGGAGGCGTAGCATGACCCGCACATGGACACCTGACACCGACACGCCAAAGCCTGACGGCGGCGTGGACTACCGCACCGTCAAGGCGTGGTTTCAGCAGTGCCGCGACCTTGCGGCAGCTATCGAAGTCCAGAAGCAAAAAATACAGCGCATCCGGGACGTGGCAGAAAAATGCACTCAGAGCCTGAGCGGGATGCCTGCGGGTGGTGGCACTGGGGACAAGGTGGGCTTCGCTGTAGAGCAGCTGGACACCGAGCGCCGACAACTTCAGAGGATGGAGACGGACCTGTGCAATCTGCGTGTAGAGGCCACCCGGCGGGCATACTGCCTAATAGCCGAGCCGGAATGCGCCGAAGCGATTTGCGACCACTATGTCATAGGCAAGTCTCACAAGGAAATCGCAAAAGAAGTCGGCGTGGGCGGGTCAGATGTGGTCTACCGGCGAATCAAACGCGGATGCATGGCTCTGGCCGAGATATGGGACGAGTTTTCTGACGTGCAAAGTGTACAACATGCACAAGAAAACACAGCATGATTTTGGAAGGGGTCAGCTCTTTTCAAGTCTGCAAGCTTAGATGTAAAATTCTAATAAGCGGTTCAGCGCTAAGCGGTAGCCGCTTGCCACGCAGCCTCCAGAACGGTTCCTTCCTTGTGACAGGTTTTCATGCTTTCCTGTTCTCCTTCACCGTTTTGCGGGCTGCTTCTATGCGAGGTTTGAGAAGCCACATAACAGGTTGGCAGTTTTGTGGAACGGTTCGACTCCGTAACCTCGCACCGTATGACGCATGGACTCATCCCCCACAAAGCTGCACGCTTAACCTCCCGTGCCACGAGAGAAAGCTTTGAATCCCCGAGGGTGTGGGTAGACTTCCCGACGGGATGTGCGTCAAACAACAGCCCTGGCGGAGAACCAGGGCTGTTTTATATGGCCGCCTGAGCGCAGTACGGAGCGCGTGTCAGCTGAGATATTGCTGGCTGGTTCGAGTCCAAGGGCGGTGTTTTATACTCCGGTAGCTCAAGTGGTAGAGCGGCGGTCTCCAAAACCGCATGTTGCAGGTTCGAGCCCTGCCGGGAGTGCTTGCATGATCTGACGAGAGCGGGGAGTGCAATAGCGGAGCATCCAGCCGCGAAAGTTCTGGGCGCAGAGGCTTTGCACCCGACAAGCAAGGCCTCTTATTTTGATATTCTGACCGTTCGGATTTTCCGGGCGGTTTTTCTTTTGTGTGAGTTTAGAGAGGTGGTGGCGGTGGCCTACAGCAAAAACAAAAGGATAGGCAGACCGCCCGTCTTTGAGAGCAAAGAAGAACTTGAGAAAAAAATCGAAGAGTTCTTCAAAAGCTGTGAAGGGAGCGTCCTAGAAGACGAAACCGGAAAGCCTGTTTTGGACAAATACGGAAACGTGATAAAAATCGACGAACGTCCAGAAACGGTCACCGGTCTAGCTTTGGCGTTGGGGTTTAAGTCTCGGCAATCTTTGATTGACTATCAAGGAAAGGCTGAGTTTTCTGACACGATAACGCGCGCGAAGCTTCGATGCGAGAGATACGCCGAAGAACGGCTCTATGATCGTGACGGAAACGGCGGCGCAAGATTCAGCCTGCAAGTTAATTTTGGTTGGAGCGATAAGCCGAAAGAAGCGGAGCGGGAAGAGCGTCACGATGATGGTTTGATAAAGGCATTGAATGCTGCCGCAGACATCGGCCCGCCGGATGACGTGGAGATGTTGCCGGAGGAAGAGGACGACAATGCGGAAAAGTAACGGTTTTCGCTGGAAAGCCCTCAGCCAGCGGCAAAAGCAGGTCTTGAGCTGGTGGACACCGCAGAGCGCGTACAGCGGCTACAACGGCATCATTGCCGATGGCGCTATCCGCTCGGGCAAGACCTTTGCCATGAGCTTTTCGTTCGTCCAGTGGGCTATGACCTGCTACAGCGGCCAGCAGTTTGCCATGTGCGGAAAGACCATTGCCAGCTTCCGGCGCAACGTGCTGGGGACGCTCAAGCAGCAGCTTGCAGCCCGTGGTTACAACATCAAGGAGCATCGAGCAGAAAACTGCATGACCGTCAGCAAGGGTGGCAGAACCAACGAGTTTTACTTTTTCGGCGGCAAGGACGAGAGCAGCCAGGATCTGATCCAGGGCATCACCCTTGCCGGGGCGTTCTTCGACGAGGTGGCCCTGATGCCGCAAAGCTTCGTCAATCAGGCCACAGCCCGCTGCTCTGTCACTGGGTCAAAGTTCTGGTTCAACTGCAACCCGGGCAGCCCGCAACACTGGTTTTATCTCGAGTGGGTGCGCAAGTGCCGTTCCCGCAAGATGATGTATCTCCATTTCACGATGAACGACAACCTGTCGCTTTCTGAGGACATCAAAGAGCGCTACCGCAGCCAATACAGCGGCGTTTTCTACCAGCGCTACATTCTGGGCCTGTGGACGGTAGCCGAGGGCCTTGTATATGACATGTTCGACCGCAAGAAGCACGTTGTTGATGTACTTCCGGAGCTGTCACCAAAGGGCGCGTATGTGGCGTGCGACTTTGGTACGCAAAACGCAACGGTTTTCTTGCTGTTCCAGATGCAGTTGGACGCCGGCACATGGATAGCGACCCGCGAGTATTACTACAGCGGGCGCGAACAGAAACGCCAGAAGACCGTGGGCGAGTATGTTGCAGACCTCAAGCGATGGTTAAGCGGCACAAAGCCAGAAAAGGTCATCGTTGACCCGTCTGCACTGCCGCTTATCACGGAGCTAAAGCAAAACGGGCTCCCGATTCAGGCGGCAAACAACGACGTTCTGAGCGGCATTCTGGACGTTCAGACGATGCTCCAAACCGGTAGATTAAAAATATACAGAGAGTGTAAACGCACCATACAGGAGTTTGGCGTTTACGCATGGGACCCGGACAGAGAAGATGTGGTCATCAAGGAAAACGACCACTGTATGGACTCTATCCGGTATTTTGTACGCACGAAGCGCCTTGTCAAGCGGGCCGGAGGATAAAAAGTGGCTACATTTACGTTTCAGACATTCCAGCAGGCCCAGCAGGAAGGGCGGCTCACAGATTTTCTGTGGGATTTCATCCGGCAGCACAAATCTTCCCCGCAGGTGGCGGGCAGGACGGGCGCGCTGGCTGCTGATTTATACGACCGGCAGAAAAACCCGGGCGCAGAGCAGTTCGCCGCAGCCTATGCAGAGATGCTCAAGCGGGCGACAAACAACACCCGGGACATCATGAGGCCGGATATGGTCAAAAGCAACCTGTTCCGGCGGCTCAACAAGCAGCGCGCGGCATACTCGCTGGGCAACGGCGTCACATTCGCCGATGGCACCGACAAGCTAAAGCTGGGCGCGACCTTCGACGAGCGGGTTTTTAAGGCTGGGTATTTTGCCCTCATCCACGGCGAAAGCTTTGGATTTTGGAATTACGACCACCTGGACGTGTTTAAGTTGACCGAGCTTGCCCCGCTCTATGACGAGGACACCGGCACACTGCGGGCGGCTGCACGGTACTGGCAGCTCAACCCGGACACGGCAACAAAAGTGGTGCTGTACGAAGAAGACGGATACACCGAGTACAAGTCTCAGGTGCGTGGCGCATACCCGCTGCAAGAGGCTGCGGCAAAGCGTGGATACCTCAAGACCACGATTACAACCAACGTGGGCGGCGAAGAATCTGTCACAGAGGACAATTACGGCGCCCTGCCCATTGTACCGCTGTGGGGTTCCGACCTGCACCAGAGCACCCTTGTGGGGCTGAAAGCCTACATTGACAACACAGACCTTGTCATGTCCGGCTTTTGTAACGATTTGCAGGACTGTGCGCAGATCTATTGGCTGTGCGAAAACTTTGGAGGCATGACGCAGGACGAGCTGCAAGGCTTTTTGCAGCAACTCAACCTCTACCACGTCGCCAACGCCGACACCAACGAGGGAGGCAAGGTGCAGCCCTACACCACCGAAATTCCCGTCACGGCCCGGAGTACGTTGCTTGACCTGCTGCACAGCCGGTCTTATGAGGACTTCGGCGGGCTGGATGTGCATTGTGTAAGCGCAGATAGCACAAACGACCATCTGGACGCGGCCTATGAGCCGCTGAATCACAACGCGGATGATTTCGAGGCACAGCTCACGCCCTTTATTCAGCAGATTTGCAAGCTGGCTGGACTGGGCGACGTGTCCCCGATTTTTACCCGCAGCAAAATCACAAGCACCAAAGAGCAAGTTGACATGGTGATTTCCGAGGCCGCCATCATCGGGCAGGACATGGCAATCGACCTGCTGCCCAACCTGACCCCGGAACAAAAGGAGCAGGCCAAGGCCGCGTTGATGGCTGAGAGTGCAACACGGGAGACCGTGGACGACGAGGAGGATAAAGATGGCAGCAGGTGAGACTTACGAAGAGTTTGTGGAAAAGTTCAAGCCGAAAAAGACCACGGACGACTGCTATACACCGCCCGGCGTGTACGATGTCATCAAGGACTGGGCCTGCAAGGAGTACGGCATCGACCCGGTCAAAATTGTGCGCCCGTTTTACCCCGGCGGCGATTATGAGAATTTCGACTACCCGGAGGGTGCTGTTGTTCTGGACAACCCACCGTTTTCAATCCTGTCCCGAATCTGCAGGTTCTATCTCGACCGTGGCATTCCGTTCTTCCTGTTCGCTCCATCTTTGGTAGCGTTTTCTGGAAGGGAAAATACTATGCGGATGAACCATATCATTTGCAGCTGTAATATTGAGTACGAAAACGGCGCAATCGTCAGAACGAGTTTTGTGACCAGCTACGGCGGGGACATCATAGCACAGACCGAACCTAGCCTGACGAAGCTGGTAAACGATGAAGTGGAGCGCTTACGACGCATCAAAACGGTACAGCTCCCAAAGTATACATACCCGGATCATATTGTGACGGCTGCATTGCTCCAACGATACAGCCATTACGGTGTGGATTTCAAAATTCACAAAAAGGATTGTACCCCAATTTTTTCTCTGGACGCACAGCGCTCTACCAAGAAAACCATATTTGGCAGCGGGCTGCTTCTGTCTGATCGCGCTGCGGCTGAGAGGGCTGCGGCTGAGAGGGCTGCGGCTGAGAGGGCTGCGGCTGAGAGGGCTGCGGCTGAGAGGGCTGCGGCTGAGAGGGCTGCAGCTGAGAGGGCTGCGGCTGAGAGGGCTGCGGCTGAGAGGGCTGCGGCCACAAAATGGGAGCTGTCCGCCCGGGAGCGTGCCATTGTGGAGTATTTGAACAGCCATGAAAAAGAATGACCGTGACCGCATCTCTACCCGTCAGCTGAACCGTCTGCGCCGCCGTATCCTCCGGGTGTACGGCAATGCCCGCCAGGAGATGCAGGAGCAGCTGACCGAGTTTCTGGCAAAGTACAAAGCGCTGGACGAGCGCAAGCGGGCGCAGCTGGACGCAGGCGAGATCACCGAAGAGGATTACCGCATCTGGCTGCAAAATCAAGTCTTTCAGTCCGATTTGATGCACACCAAGCTGGACGGCATCACGCAGACCTGCACCACAGCCCAAGAGACGGCCTACAAGCTGGCCCGGGACGAGCAATACAATATCTTTTCCTTTGGCGCAAACTGGGCTTTCTACGAGCTGGAACAGGCCGCAGGCGTGACGTTCGGGCTGACCCTGTACAACACCGAATCGGTCAAGCTGCTGTTGAAGGAGAACCCCCGCATGGTGCCAAACAAGCGCATCAAGAGCGAGAGCAACCGCACCTATGACGCCCGGGTGTTCAACCGCTACGTCATGCAGGGCATCGTGCAAGGCAAGAGCGTCCACGACATCGCCGTGCAGGCCGTCAACGGCATGGCTGATACAGAGATCCACTGGGCCATGAACAACGCCATCACAGCCCTTACCAGCGCCCAGAACGCCGGGGCTTTGCAGCAGATGCGAAACGCCCAGGCTTTGGGCATCGAGGTCAAAAAGCGGTGGAACTCCACCCACGACTACCGCACCCGTGAGATGCACCGCCTGCTTGACCAGCAGACGGCAGAGCTCGACGAGCCGTTCAAGGTCATGGGTTATGAGATTCAGCGCCCCGGCGACCCCAACGCAGCCCCGGAGATGGTTTACCACTGCCGCTGTGTGCTGTCCTCTGCTCTGGGCAGGTATCCCCGGCAAAACGCACGGCAAATCGACAACGTGCCTGTGGTCGAGGACAGTGGCAAGGTGGACGAAAAAGGCAGGCCTATTATGGTGCGGGTCAAAAAAACCACCACCGTCATGGACTACACCGAGTGGTATAAATCCAAGGGCGGCACAGAAGCCGAGCAAATGTGGTGGGAGGAAGAGAGAAAACGGAGAAAGGAGAGCGCAAAGCATGAAAAATAAGAAGTTTGGGATTGTCGTAATCAACGATGACTTTTTCTTGAACTTTTGCCGTGATTTTAAGCCCCCGTGCGGTTACATTAAGCCAAAACACGTGCGGCCTTCCTACGGAAATGGCGCAAAGCCGCATGGAGCACACAAACGCCTTATTAGGACAATGGAAGGATTCAGAAAATGAATGTCTTGACGTTGGGCAGAGCAGGAGGAAGAAGGAACGAGAATGAAGCATAAAAATAAGGCCCTGCCACCCGGCAGAGCCTAAAGGTCACAGACCTTTGATTTGGTTGAGCAGAGCCGCACGCAGGGCATCGGTTTCAGCGTCCGCTTGTGGCTTGTTCGGGTCATCCGGGATATATTCCAGTATATCGCCGGGCTGACAATGAAGCACCTCACAAATTTTGTCAAGCGCCCCAACGGGAAACTGCTTGATAGTGCCAAGACAGATTGCTGATATGGTAGGCGGTCTAATCCCAGTAGCTTCAGCGAGTTCCTTTTGGGTCATGTTTGCGTCTGCGAGCAAGGCCTTTAAGTGATAGCTTATCGACATTTCTAACACCTCTTTTCCTACATCTATAATACTACGCCATCCGTTAATAGTCAATACGCAAAACGTAAAAAATATTTTTGAAAATTACGGAAAACGTATTGACGAATTACGCAAGTCGTAGTATAATAGATGCATGGAAAGGAGGTCAGAGGTGCAAGGGAGCAAATACCGGGAGGTGATGCTCCGTGACTAGCAAGGAGTTTGCAAAGCTCACCAGAGCCGAGCAGTTGGCACGGTTTGACGCATATAAAAAAGCGGCCAGCGCTGGAACGCTGAACCGCTAAGACACAAGAAAGCAACCAGTCAAGAAGCCCCTTGCACCTCCATTTTATTTTTTTATAAGCGATTTGTCAAGTAAAATGTGAGGTTTTAGCAATGGAAACACCAAAAATCACGAAAGTGGAGCTTGAACTGGATGCTGTTTCTGGTGAACTCCGAGTAATGCACGACCTGTTGAACATCTTTGCCAACTGGTTTGAGGAAACGCACAAGACCGATATGATCAAGCGGGAGCGCACCAGCGAGCTTGTGAGCCAGATTTGGAGAGAAGCCCCGATGTACAACTCCATGCTGACGGCCCTGTTTGCATCCCTTACCGGTCTGGAAAAGGAAGTAGACGAAGTACTTAACTATCAAATTGCAGAACAAGAGGTAAACGCATGAGTAACATCCAGATTTTCAACTATCAGTCCAACGAAGTCCGCACCGTAGAGATGGGCGGCGAACCGTGGTTTGTCCTCAAGGACGTGTGCACAGTGCTGGGCATTTCCCACATCACGGACACCGCCAAGCGCATGGATGAGGATGAGGTCGGTCAGACCGAGGTCATCGACAGCATGGGTCGCAAGCAGTCCACCTACATCATCAATGAGAGCGGCCTGTACAACGTCATTCTCCGCAGCGACAAGCCGGAAGCCAAACCGTTCCGCAAATGGGTCACGTCCGAGGTGCTGCCCTCCATCCGCAAGAATGGCGGTTACATCGCCGGACAGGAGCAGCTCACCCCGGAAGAGCTGATGGCAAAGGCGCTGCTTGTGGCAAACAAGACCCTTGCAGACCGGGAAGCCCGCATCTGTGAGCTGACCGCACAGAACAGTCAGCTCACCGTGGAGAAGCAGATCATGCAGCCCAAGGCCGAGTATTTTGACGAGCTGGTTGACCGCAATCTGCTGACCAACTTTCGGGAGACCGCCAAGGAGCTGGGCATCAAGCCCAAAGCCTTTGTGGCATGGCTGCTGGAAAAGAAATTCCTTTACCGTGACCAGAAAGGCAAGCTGCTGCCCCGAGAGGACAAGAACAGCGGCCTGTTCGAGGTCAAGGAAGCCAAGAACGACAAGACCCAGTGGAGTGGCGTACAGACGCTTATCACTCCCAAAGGCCGAGAGACGTTCCGGCTGCTGTACCTGTAACTGAATAACCGACCCTGCCCCACACCGGGGCGGGGTTTTGTTATACATGGAGTAAACCATGAACTTTAACTACGACATCAAATTCACCGACAACGCCCCGCAGCTGCATGAAGCGCTGGACTCGTGGGCGGAGCGGGTGCTGACCATCTGGGGCATGAAGGTGCAGGACTACGCCCAGCTTCTTGTTCCTACTGGAACGGCAGACAGCACGGGCATTGAGGGCTACGTGGGCGGCGCGCTCAAGCAGAGCCTGACCTACGCCGTAGACCTTGCCAAAAAGACCGTGATCATCGGGTCAAATCTCTTTTACAGCGTCTACGTTGAGCTTGGCACGGGCATCTTTGCCGAGAAGGGCAACGGACGCAAAACGCCGTGGGTCTGGAAGGACTTCAACGGCAAGTGGCACTTTACCCGGGGCATGGCGCCCCGCCCGTTTCTTCGCCCGGCGGTGGAAGAACACATTGATGAGCTGCGAGAAATCGCGGTGGAAGAAGGAAACAAGGGATGAGCGAAGAAAAGCACACATGCTGCAACTGCTGCTGGCATGATGCATTTTCGTGGGTCTGTTTCAACGGCGGCTCTGAGCTGGCGGCTGATTTTACAGACCCGGAAGATACTTGCCCGGGATGGAAGGTAAGGCCAGCAGAGGAAAAAGAAATTTAATACTCAGCGGTTGGCGCACAGCGTCAGCCGCTTTTTTATGCCGCTTTAGCTCAGTCTGGCAGAGCACCGGACTTTTAATCCGGGGGCCGTGGGTTCAAGCCCCACAAGCGGCACCACACCGGCAGCACGTCCGGCAAATAAACCTTATTGCCAAGCATGGCAGCCCGAGCAAGGGCGGAAAGGACTATCACATGGCACTCAAAAGAGCTGACATCCGCACGATTCTGGAGAACCCCGAAACCTCCAACGATGACAAGGCCAAGGCCATTCTGGACGCCCTGCACAAGGAGACAGACGAGCTCAAGGACCAGCTGGATGCAGAAAAAACAGCCCGCACACAGGCCGAGAAAGAGCGGGACGAGGCCAACGGCGGCAAGCAGGCCGCTGAAAAGGCGCTGACCGACTACAAGGCCCAGCAGACCCAGAAGGACACCCGGGCCACAAAAGCAGCGGCGTACAAGCAACTGCTGAAGGACAATGGCGTGCTGGAAAAGCACTTTGACCGCGTTGTAAAAATGACCGGCGCGGACATTGATGCTTTGGAGCTGGACGAGAACGGCAAGGTCAAGGACGCAAAGAAGTTCATGGACAGCCAGAAAGACGTATGGGGCGACTTTGTGGCTACAACCACGACCACCGGCGCAAAGGTGGACACCCCGCCCACCAACACCGGCTCCAAAATGACCAAAGACCAAATTTTTGCAATCAAGGACGCTGGCGAACGCCAGGCCGCGATTGCCGCAAATGCCGACCTTTTCACGGGCGGCGGAAAGGACTAACACATGGCAGCAAAAGAAAACCTTATCGTAACTACCGACATTACCGTCAACCCCCGAGAAATCGACTTCGTCACCCGCTTCCAGCGCAATTGGCAGCATTTGCGCGACATCATGGGCATCATGCGCCCCATTCGGATGCAGCCCGGCACTACCCTCAAGAGCAAGTACGCCGAGGGTACGCTCCAGAGCGGCACTGTTGCTGAGGGCGAGGAAATCCCCTACAGCAAGTTCACCGTCAAAGAAAAGACCTATGCTGACATTACTGTCGAAAAGTTCGCAAAAGCCGTCTCTCTGGAAGCCATCAAGAAGTACGGCTACGATGTCGCTGTTCAGAAGACAGATGACGAGTTCCTGTACCAACTGACCGCGAACGTCACCGACCGCTTCTATAAGTACCTGAACACCGGCACTCTGAAAGGCACCCCCAAGACCTTCCAGATGGCTCTGGCAATGGCCAAGGGCAGCGTTGAGGACAAGTTCAAAAACATGCACCGTACCGTCACCGGCGTCGTGGGCTTCGCCAACATTCTGGATGTGTACGAGTACCTGGGCGCGGCCAACATCACTGTCCAGAACCAGTTCGGCTTCCAGTACATCAAGGACTTCATGGGCTACAACACCATCTTCCTGCTTTCCAGCGGCGAAATCGCGCGAGGAAAGGTCATCGCAACCCCGGTGGACAACATCGTCCTGTACTATGTTGATCCCGCCGACAGCGACTTTTCCAAGGCAGGTCTGGTCTACACCACCGCAGGAGAGGCAAGCAACCTCATCGGCTTCCACACTCAGGGCAACTACCACACCGCAGTCTCTGAGAGCTTCGCCATCATGGGTATGACCCTGTTCGCTGAGTATCTGGACGGCATCTCTGTCCAGACTATCACCCCGGGCGAGTAATCGCCCCTTTTGAGTAGGAGGCATCTAATGACCGTCCCTGAGCTGTGCGCACTGACGCACAATTTCTTTGACCGGGCAGACGACCCCGTTGCCGGAGAGTTTGTCTTTGAGCCGGATACCGTTCCCGCCGGGGTAGTCCCGGGGCAGTATTTCCTCGTGTGCGGTTCTATCTTCAATGATGGCGTACACAAAGCTGGGGACGGTGATTTGATGACCGAGACCTTTAACGGCACGGTGCAGCCCATGCGTGTGCCGCCCGCTTTTGCGGCACTGGCCCAGAAAATCGACGCATACGACAAAGCACTCCCGGCCGGTGGCGTGTATGTGTCCCAGTCCTTTGCCGGGTGGTCCGGCACGATGGCTACAGGCACGGACGGCCTGCCCGCAGACGGCAAGACCAAATTCCGGGCCGAAATCAACCAGTGGAGGAAGATGTGACATGGTCAATTCGTTCGCTGCATCCACCGTGATGCAGAGCTTCACCAAAAAATACCGTTTTCAGACCCGCAGCTATGAGCCGGACGGCGTCGGCGGCTTTGTGTCCGGCTGGACGGACGGCCCGGAATTTGAGGCCGTGGAGCGCCACGATACCACCGTGGAGGCTCAGGTTGCAGAGCAGGCGGCTACAGCGTCCACCTATACGCTGCTGGTCAACACCGGTGTGCCTCTGGCTTTCCCGGACTACATCAAGCGGGTGAGCGACGGGCAGACCTTTCAGGTGACGAGTGCAACCGATGAGGGCGGCGCTCCGAAAGAATCCGGCATGGGCCTGCGGGCCGTGAAGTGCAAAAAGGCGGTGCTGCCGTAATGGGGCCGTCTGAGAGCATCAATCGGGCGCTGAACGCTTTTTTCAACGGCTTTGGCATCCCGGGCTACCTGGAAGATAACATCCCTCCCGGCGCAGAACTGCCGTATCTGACCTATCAGCCGACAATTCCCGGCGGCTGGAATGAGTCCGGCACCTTCCACGCCCGGCTTTGGTACCCGAGTGCCAAAGGCCGGACGCCTATTTTACAGACCGAAGACAAGATAAGCGCAGCCCTTGCAGATGGCCTGACCATCGAATGCGGGGACGGCGCTATTCTTTTGCGCAAAGGCAGCCCGTGGGCGCAGCCACTCGACAACCCGCCCGAGGGCTATCTGTGCGAATACCTCAATTTTGAGCTTACACGGCTTGTCCCGTGAGAAAGGATTCTTTATGCCTGAAACTCTGGCAAAAAAGTTCGCGGTCAATGTGCTGACCCCGGATGCGTTCAAGAGCATCCCCAAAGGCTCCGGCAATCTGCTTTCCACATTCGACCTTTCCACCCCCAAAATCGACAGCACCAATGTCGTATGCGCCACGCAGGGCGGTGTGACCATCTCCTACAGCAACAGCATGGAGGATACGCTGGCCGACATCGACAACGCGCCCACCAACACCAAGCAGGGCAATGAGGTCACCGGAACCACCGCCACCATCGCCTTTACCACTCCAAACGCAAGCCCCGATGTGCTCAAGCTGGCCATCGGCACGGCTGACATCGACGCGGACGACCCCACCCATGTGGTCCCCCGCATCGAGGCTGCCCTGACGGACTACAGGGAGCTGTACTGGGTTGGCCCTATGATCGGCGGCGGCTTTCTGGTTTGCAAAATTTTCAACGCCCTTTCTTCCGGCGGCCTGAGCCTCAAGACGGCTCACCGGGGCGGCGGCTCCATGCAGATCACTCTCACCGGCTACGCTGACCTGGAAAACCCCACTCGGGCCCCCATGGAATTTTACTCGATCGTCAAGGCCCCGACCGGGGACTAAGGAGGACATATGCGCAACATCATCGATCTCGACGGCACCGAATACCTCAAGCGCACCTATGAGTGTGCGCAGGCTTATAAAAAGTACGTGGCAGACTCCGGCGTGATGGACATTCTGGGCCGCGAGCCGGAGCTGACCGGCACGGAAACGGACGCAGAGCGGCTGGAAAAGCGCCGGGCGCAGGCTAACAAAAACGCTGTGGACATGACCAAGCTGCTCTACACGGACAAGGCAGACCTCACCCTCGGCATCCTGCCCCTCTTCGTGGTGCTGGACAAGGGCGAGGAGCAGCCTCCCACCCGGGTGCTGGCCTCTGCCATGAGCCGGGCGCTCCGGGACGTGGATTTCATGGATTTTTTTCAGTCCTTGATGTGATCGGCGCGGACGGCTACCGGCGGCTGGCATCCACCATCCGGCTGGATATGCTCCGGCTGCTGGGCAAGCCGTACATCATGGAGCATATCCGCGCCGAGGTGCGCAGGCATCAGGAGGCACAGCTTTTCCGGGACTATGTGGCCGACGCCATCGGGCAGTATCTCGGTATCCAGCCCCTTTACTCCGGGCTTGCATCCAGGCATTTCCCCCTGCTGCACACCAAGGAAGACACCCGCACGGCGGAGCAGATCACCGCCGAAAACGCAAAGGCTCTGGCAGAGTTGTGCGAAGGAGGTGAAACGCCCTGAACATCTTTAATCTGGAGGCGACTCTGTCGCTGGATGATTCCGCTTACCGGCAGAGCATCCAAAACGTGCAGAACAGCACCAAAAAGGCCGTCACGGAGCTGGGCTCCGAGTACAGCAAGGCGGCGCAGAAAGTTGCCGAGCTGACAAAGCGGTACAACGAATCGGTTGAAAAGACCGGGCGCACCTCTGCGCAGACAAAGGAGCTGAAAGCTGCTTTGGCCTCTGCCCGGGCTGAACTGAAAGAGACCACCTCGGCCCTGAGGTCGGCCAACACCAACATGACGGAGTTTGGCGGGGCATCTGAGACCGCCAGCGGCTCCCTTACCGGAGCTATCACCAAAGCCAACCTGCTTACCGGGGTCATCTCCAAAGTAAGCTCCATGGCCCTGTCTGCGGCAGAGGATTTTATCCAGACCGGCATCCGGTATAACGCCCAGCTGGAAAGCTACACCACCGGCTTTACCAACATGCTGGGCAGCGCTGAGGCGGCCAAAGCGGCCATGGACGCCATTCAGGAGGACGCCGCCCGCACCCCATTTGATGTGGCGAGCCTGACACAGGCCAACCAGCTGCTCATCAGCGCCGGTGAAAACGCGGGATACTCCCGCAAGGTCATCATGGCGCTGGGCGACGCTGTTTCGGCTACAGGCGGCGGCAATGCAGAGCTGTCCCGCATGTCGGCGAACTTGCAGCAGATCGCCAACGTGGGCAAGGCGTCCGCTATCGACATCAAGCAGTTTGCCTATGCGGGCATCAATATCTATCAGGTTTTGGCCGACTACACCGGAAAATCGGTGCAAGAAGTCCAGAAGATGACCATCAGCTATGACCTGCTGTCTGCGGCCCTGATCGCCGCCAGCGAGGAGGGCGGACGATATTACAACGCCATGGACACCCAAAGCCAGACCATGAATGGACGGGTATCCACGTTGAAGGATAACGTGAGCCAGCTGGCGGGTCTTATGACGCAAGACCTTTCTGGTGCCGTTGGGAAAGTCATTGAAAAACTCAACGATATGACCGTCGCGGCGCAGGAAGCCTATAAAACCGACGGCTGGGAAGGATTGATCTTAAAGCTCACGGGGCTTGAAGAAGCTGGTAAAAGAGTGTCAGCTGTATTTTCTGGCATTGGCGCACGAGTAAGCGCGATGATGAGCGGCGACCGGAACGAATGGAAAGCGTTTTTTTCGCCAAACGGAAAACTTGACGACGGAACCCAAACGGCTTACGAAAAAGCTTGGTCGGAATCGATGGAAAACAGCCGTGCGGGAACAAAAGATACCGATTACTGGAAACAGTATGGTGACCGATTGGCCAAGCAATATGGAATTACACAAAAAGAAGAGAAAAGCTCTATAACGGGCAATGGCGATGGCGGCAGCGGCAAGCCTGGCTCAAAGTCCACCACCGAGACGGTCATTTCGTCCATCTCCAGAACGGCTACGACTACCGCTCAGAACGCCCTCGGCACCGTGACCACCAGCATCCAGACTCTCACCGAAAAGGTCAAGGACAGCGCGGGCAGCATCAAAGACCGCATCACCGAGACCACCACCACGACCGGCAAGGAGATGGTCGATGGTATCGAGACCACCTATAAACAGGTGGAGACCAAGGTCAACGGCGTGGTGACCAAAACCACAAAGACATACGACGATATGTCGAAAACGCTGGCAGCCACTCTGACCCGCACCACCAGCAAGGTAGAAGGCGGCGTGACCACCGCGATTCAGGAGGTCACGGAGAAGTACGCCGATGGCACCGAGCACATCAAGACCACCGAGACCAAGACCGAGGAGAGCATCGTCGACGGTGTGGCCCAGACCACCAAGACCATCAACACCTATATCGACGGCGTGCTCCAGAACACCAAGACCGACACCGAAGAGGCTGAAAAAAGCATCCAGGCTGCGCTTTCCCGCACCGAAAAGTATATCTCTGAGATTCAGGGGCAGTCTGACAAAGGCATTTTCGGGCTGGTGAAGTCTCTCTTTATCGACATCAAGAACAAAGACGGCAAGGCCATCGCCGGGGATGTGGTAAAGGTCATTTTCGGGCAGGTGACGCAAGAGCAGCGCAACACCATCCTGAAATGGGCAGACGATGCGATGACTGCCATCAATGAGCACTACGCGCAGGGCGGCATTCAGGGGGCGCTGCAGAGCATTGCAGGCCTCTTCAGTAACGGTATCACCCCGGCGGTCAACGGCTCTACCAAAGAAGTGCAGAGCTTTGCCGCCGCCATGAAGGGCCTTTCCGGAACCGGGGGCTCTGGCGGCATCGTCAGCAGCATCCTCAAGCTGTTCGGCGGCGGTACGAAGGCTGCGGCGGCTGCCGGTGAGGCCGGGGCCGGGCAGGCCATTGCGTCCGCAGCGGGCGGAGCGGCCTCCTTCTTTCCGGAGTGCCTTGCTGTGCTGGCCGCCATCGCAAATGGCGTTATCGGCTTCAAGATGGGCCAAAACGCCCGCGCCCGCGAGGATTCCGGCGAAGAGCGCTCTCTGGGAAGCAAGCTTCTCTCCGGCGCGCTTCTGGCGGCCACCGGCCCTATCGGCTGGATCAGCTACTTCTTCGGCAAAAAGTATGGCAAAAAGTCCTCGTCTTCGTCCGCTGCGGCAGAAAGCGCCTCGTCTGGCGCGCCGAGCTATCTGGACATTCAGGACGCCTACTGGTACGGCAACGAGCGGGCTTTTGCAGGCTACGACTACCGCAGCGACCCCTTTACCTACAACCCCAACAACAATGCCGTCCCCAAGTATCAGGCAGAGATACAGGCCCAGCTTGCAAAGCTGAGTGCTGTGGTGGAGCAGTATCTGCCCGACGTGGCAAATCAGCAGATCGTGCTGGATGACGGCACCATCGTGGGCGCTCTCGCCCCCGGCATGAACGACCAGCTGGGCCATATCCAGATGCTCGCAGAAAGGGGAAACTGAGATGTACGAGATTTTTGCGTATCCCTACGGCGACCCCGAAAACAAGCTGACCGTCTATCAGCCGGGCAACCGACAGGCTGTGGTGCTGTCGCCCAAGCTTACCCGCGAGGTGAGCAAGGGCGGCAGCCTTACTTTTACCATGCTGCGCACCCACCCCTGCTATGAGTCCATGCAGAAGATGTCCACCGCTGTGGCGGTGCATCAGGACGGCAAGGAGATATGGCGGGGCCGGGTGCTCAGCCACGAAGCCGACTGGCTCAACCGCCGGGTCATCTACTGCGAGGGAGCCCTCAGCTATTTCAATGACAGCTGCATTACCCCTTTCAACTACGAGGGCAAGCTGAGGGATTTTTTAGAATACCTCATCAAAGCCCACAACTCCCAGATCTCCGGCGGCAACGGCTACGAGGAGCAGACCAGCTACGACAAGATGAAAAAGTTTGAGCTGGGCAGGGTGACTGCCGCCCTCGGCGACCTTGTGGTGAGCTACGGCGACCGCAACCAGTACGGCGTGGGTGAGGACTACGGCAGCACCTGGGACATCATCAGCAAAATGGTGCTCAAGACCTACGGTGGCTACGCTTACTGCACCTATAACTCTACCACCGGCATGAACGTGCTCAACTACTGCGACCAGGCATACGAGGCTGACCGGCAGACCGCCCAGAACATCGAATATGGCGTGAATCTGCTGGATTTCACCGAAAAGACCGACACCAACGACCTTTTCACCCGCATCTGGCCGATGGGCAACAAGCACACTGTTGAGGAGACCAAGACCCAATGGAAGTACAAATTTCTCTGGTTTAAGTGGGGCTCGACTACCGTGACGACCGGCACCCACGAAGAGCGCTACGGCATCAACGGCACGAGCCAGAGCGCCGTTGACAAGTACCTCCCGAAAAAAGGTTACAGCTGGAATCGGGAATACGGGTGGATACAGAACGACGAAGCCGTGAAAAAGTTTGGCGTGGTCTCCAAAATCAGGGAGTTTGACACGGACAGCAGCGACGCCACCTTTGCCGCAGCGGTGCAGGACCTGGAAAAGAACGACCTCATGACCATGAGCTATGAGGTCAAGGCCGTTGACCTTGTGGACGCGGGCTATGATACCGAGCGGCTGACCTTTGCCAGCTTTGCTCATATCATCAGCAAGCCCCACAGCATCGACGTGATCATGCTCTGCACCAAGCTGGTGGAGCCGCTCGACCACCCGGAGAAGAAGGAGTACACCTTTGGCATGACCCGGCGCACCCTCACCGACCGGGCCGTGGCAAATCTGGGCGTGACCAACGAGCTCTCCGAAAAGACGGCATCCACCAGCCGGTATGCAGGTACAACGCAGATAGACACCACACAGGCAGGCAAGACGGCCAGCGATTTCATCGACTATGCCCCCGCCTCCGGCATGACCGTCGGCCACGCCAGCATCACGGCCAACATCCATTTCGGGACGGACGGCCTGACCTTCTCCGGCGTGAAAAACGGCACCGAACTGCAAAGCTGGTCGGGCTCCACCTTTGCGGCCCAGACCACGAGCGTAGACCTCTCCGGCTATGCGGCGGTGCTGCTCACCTACGACGGCGACGCCGTGGCGTGGGCTGCCGCCGGGGGCAGGGGCCGGGCCTTTGCGGTGCTGCCGGTGAACGGCAAGACCTACTCCATCCTCTTCCCCGGCGCTCTGGCCCAGCGGCGGGATGTCACGGCGTCCAAAAGCGGCGTGACCTTTGGCAGCGGATACCGACAGACGGCGGCAGGCGCATGGGTGCAGGATGATACCGCCTGCCGCCCGGAGGCGCTGCAGGGCTTTATGTAAAGGAGCGTGATTTTTATGGGTAAGCTCATGGGGGCAAAAATCGGCTCTCTGCACACCTTGGACGACCTCGGCCTTTATCTGTTGGTGGGCAGCCCGCTCATCTCCAACGCAGAGCCGGACAAAAAGCTTGTGCAGGTGCCGGGCGGCGATTTCCTGCTCGACCTCACCCGGGCTGTGGACGGCAAAGTACACTACCTCCAGCGCACCATCCGGCTTGACCTCAAATGTAAGGCTCCGCCGGATGAGCGCCGCAAGGTGCAGAGCGCCCTCGAAAACGCCTTGCAGGGGCAGTGGCTGCGCTGCGTACTGGACGAAGACCCGGCCAACTTCTGGATGGGCCTGTGGATAGTGTCACCCCAGAGCAGAGACCGGCATACCGGCACATTTTCCATCACCGGCACGTGCAATCCCTACAAGTACAATGCCACCGCCTACGCGGGCGCAGACTGGCTGTGGGACGATTTTTATTTTGATGAGGACGTCATCTATGACGAGCCCACGGAGGTAAAAAGCCTGTGAACAAAACTTTCGAAGAAAACATCAACGACGTCCGCACGGCAAAGCGTGGCGTCGAGGTGCGGGAGGCTATGGCTGAGAGCCTTGAGTATGTGGAGGGCTTTGCCTCCACCGCCACCCAAAAGGCAGGAGAGGCCGCAGCCAGCGCCGAAGCTGCCGCCGAGGCCAAAGCAGCCGCCGCTGCCTCTGCCCAGACCGCAGAACAGCAGGCGGGCATTGCCACGCAGCGGGCCGAGACTGCCACGCAGCAGGCCGAGGCCGCCGAAAGCTCCAAGGCTGCCGCTGCGGAGTCCGCCAAGCGGGCAGAGCAGTTTGCCAAGGAGACCGAGGGCCGCGTCACCACCGACAAGACCCTCACCATCTCCGGCGCGGCGGCGGACGCTGCGGCCACCGGCGTGCGCATCAAGCTGTTGGAGTTGGTGCAGGGCATGGACGTGAGCGGCATCAGCTTTGTTTCGGCCTTTGACACGCTTGACGGCGTAGAGCTGACGGGTGTGTGGAACAAGGCGGCGAGCCGGGTGGAGTTTTAAAAGGAAGGAGGATTTTAATGCAGATCAAAAACTTAGCCATTGGCGATGGCTTTGTATACCTGATGGAAGGCAGCACAAAAGTCAAGTTTTACGCGCTGTCCCACAACTACGAGTCGAGGCTGAACGGCAAGGGACGGACACTGTTTTGTAGAGAGAGTCCGGCGGGGAGTGGAACACATACTACGTCCGCAAAAGAGAATTACAGAGTCGATAGCAATAATGAAGACGCCTGGTACAAAAATACCTATGTGAATAAGTTTTCCGGCGAAGTACGAAAATTGATTGGTATGACAAAATATATCGGTCAATATGTTCATATGACTTATACGCAGAGCGGCAATCCGACTGGCAACGCAAAAATTGATAGTGAAACATACGAATCAAGCTTTTTTCCCCTTTCGACAGCAGAAGTCGCGCTAAGGGCCTTCGCCGATGGCTCTGCGCTTTCCTCAGCCGCAATAAGTAGACTTGCAAATATTCTAACCCGCTACGGAAACGGCATCTGGACAAGAAGTCCATCTATGACCAATACGGGTACTAGTACGTCAGGTTATCAGATGTATTACTATGCCAACGGCCAATATATATATTCCACAAGCGGCTCCAGTCTTTCGACTGCCGAAGGAACTCCCGGCAGTTCTTACGGCTACCTTCCCTGTTTCACCCTGCCGGAGACGCTGTACATCGACAAGGACGGCTTCGCCACGGAAAACCAGCCGCCGGAAGTGACTTCCGATGCAGGCGAGAGCGGCGCGGCGCTGGGCGAGAAGAACGAGCCGTTTGCACTGGCCTACACCGTGACCGACGGCGACGGAGACCCCATGACCATCACCGAAAAGGTGAACGGCGTGGCGCTGGCCGTCCGCGAGAACGTGGCCTCCGGCACCGAACTCACAGTACAGTGCCTGAGCGAGAAAGCCCTGTTCCAGCAGATCCTCAACGGGGAGAACACATTGGTGCTGGAAGTGGACGACGGCAAGACCACGACAGAGTGGACCGCTACCTTTACCAAAAATGTGACAAGCGCCGTCCTCTCGCTGGCCCAGCCCCTGACGGCGGACGATACCATCACCGTGGCCGCGCTGACGCTGGAGGGCAGTTTCCCGGCAGACATGAGCTTGACCGTGGAGCTGACCAACAACGCACTGGACGATGCCCCCGTGTGGGAGAACTGCACCGACATCCAGCGCGGTGAGAGCCGGGCCTTTGCACACCACGCCTTTACCAACAAGACTGCCGCCCGGGGCTTTGCGTTCAATTACAAAGTCACCGTTGCCCGGGGGGCTTCCGGCGTCGGCGGCACTATCACCATGATCGGAGGTGTCATCGGATGAGTCTGCACAAGACAGAAAAGAGCCTGAAAGAACTCCACAAAAAGCTGGAAGAGGAGCGGATGCTCAGGGAGCTGCCCGGCCTCGTGGCGGGGATCGAGGACGCCATGTGTGAGCAGGATGCGGAATCACAGGAGCGGCTGGCGACTATCGAGGACTCGCTGTGCGAGCTGGATGCCGCCGTCAACAAGTAAGGAGGATTTCAAAATGGATAAAATCTGGGCGAACCGGCTCATCGCCGGTACCAAGACGTGGGCAGAGATGCCCGCACGCCGCCATGCCGGAGTCAAAGCGGAGCTGGCCAAGCGGGTGGCCGAGGGCGAGATCACTGCAGAGCGGTACAAAGAGATCACGGGGGAGGACTACGATGAATAAGCTGCTGGAGCTGCTGGAAAAGCTGGTGCGGGCCATCTTTGGCCCGGGGGACGAGCGGGACACCGGCGAACCTGAGCCTGCGCCCCAAGCCCCCAAGGCAGAGGCTGTCACCGGCTGGGAGGGCGGCCCGCCCTACCGGTACATCGACGTGAGCCGGTGGCAGGGAATCATCAAAATGGAGGGTTGGGCGCAGGTAAAAGCGGCAGGCTACAAAGGCGCGATGCTGCGGGCCGTAGGGAACCGCAACGGTGTACCCTACATCGACCCCACCTTCGAGGACAACTATGCCAACGCAAAAGCGGCAGGGCTGGACGTAGGCGTGTACTACTACACTGACGCCTCCTGTGAGAAGCTGGCTGACGAAGAGCTGGCTGCACTGCGGCAGGCGCTGCGGGGCAAGGAGCTGACCATGCCGGTAGCGGTGGATCTGGAATCGCTGAATCTTGTCGGGATGCCCTATGGAGACTTATCCAATCTGGCAGCCTACCATCTGGAGCAGATCGAGAAGATGGGCTTCTTCGCCCAGCTCTACACCTACACGAGCTACGCCAACGCCCATCTGGATATGGCAAGGCTGTCAGGGCGGTGGGATGTATGGCTGGCTGACTACACAGGCAAGACCCCGAAGGTGCGGTTCAAGTACAACGCCCACCAACACACCAGCAAGGGCAGCGTGCCGGGCATCAACGGGCCGGTGGACCTCGACGTCACGACCGTCAACTACCCGAAAATTATCCGCAAGAAGGGCCTGACCCGTCTTCGGGAGGGCGCATGAGTGAAGCAATCATCGTAGCCATTATCACCGGCGGTCTGAGCCTGATCGGCGTGATCGTCTCCAACAACCACACCGCCCAGAGCATGGACGCCAAGCTGGACAAGCAGCAGGCGGTGACCGAAACAAAGCTGGAGGAGCTGACCCGGGAAGTCCGGGCGCACAACAACTTCGCCCAGCGTGTGCCGGTGCTCGAAGAGCAGATGAAGGTGGCAAACCACCGCATTGCAGACCTCGAAAAAGAGAGAGGAGAGTAATACATGGCAACGATCAATAACATTTTGGGCGTTATTCCCGCCCCGGTGGCGGCAGTTCTCATGCTGGGCGGCTTTATCTTTTACGCCCTGGGCTGCATCCGGCTGGGCTATGGCGCAGCGGTAAAGCCGCTGGTGCTGGACCTCATCGAGAGGGCCGAGCAGGAGAT